GTTCCACCTTGTGATGTAGCAAGTTTATAGTTACCACCTGTTTGAACTACTTCTACAACATAATAAGTTGTTCCATTTGTTAATCCAATATTTTCAGATCCACCATCATTGTCATAGACAACCTTATCGTTTACTGCAAAGGGAATAGATCCAAGAGCAATTGCATTTCCAGAAATAGAGGTTGTTCCAAATGAAAATTCATTAGGTGCGTCTACTGTGGCTGCTCCTGCACTATATCCAGTACCTCCAACTTGAAGTGTGACAGCTACTACTTTACCTGCAACTGATCTTGTTATAGTAAATGTGGGATCAACTCCACTATTATTAGCACCAGTACTAAGGGTAACTGTTGGATCAACTGTAAATCCAGAACCAGGATTGGTTAGAACTACACTCTTTATTTGACCTTCAGTTTCTAAGGTTGCGGTTGCAGTAGCTGGATCAAAAGGATCACTAGTAACGTTTGCATTATAAGATCCACCTGGATAACCATTACCCTCAGTAGATACTGTAAGAGTGGTTAGTTCGGTTTGTTTTAGAGTAATATTTGAATAGTTGTTTAATCCAGCTGAACTTAATGACTGAATTTCAATATTTTGTAACTCATATGCTACAGAAGTATTGTTATTACCTATCTGACCAAATACTTTTGCAGTGTCATAATATACTTTGTTGGTGATAATTGTCTCACCAGTTAGTTCTATGTCAGTTGCAGATGCAGGGTCAATAATAATATTACCCGATGTAGAACTAAGAGAGTTACCAGCTAACCTTAAATTACCTGTCTCAATATATGCAGGATAAATGTTTGTTGTACCTGTAGCATCAGATAATGTAATACTTGCAGCTTCTGATGTAGTAGAAGTAGATTGGAAGTTAACAGTTCCTGTTCTCTGATTAACAGTTAACGCAGGTCCTACTCTGTAATCACCTTCTTGGTCAACTGATTCGTAATAAACTTTACCATCGTTAAGTTCATTTACCTCATTTGCTTGCACTGCCAATGATGGGTCATTTGTAAAGTCTTTACCAGAACCAACATATCTGAAACTATGACCTACTAGATTGATAATTGTACCTTTACCATCTGAGGTAACACCTTTACCACCGTAAATGCTAGAAGATGCTGAGACATGAATTTCTGCACCAAAAGCTGTGTAGTCTACAGTAGCAAATGATGTTGCAGAGTCACCACCATTTGAACGAATATCTTTTATACCTTTACCTACATTACTGTATGTGGTAGCAGCATCGTCTCCATTGAAGTGAAGGAGAGTAGATGTGTATAGGTCGGTTGTAAATTCTGATGTAGGTGATGTGAAGTTTGTTGTATATCTATGAGCCGCTTTACTTATTCTTACTTCATCTATATGACCTGCAAATGCTTCTAATCCTGAAGTATATGATGCACCGATAATTACTGGTTTTGTAGAACCATAGTCATTAGTATCTGTATAGTTACTACCTATCTGAGTACCATCTAGGAATAGTTTTGTGACTCCACCAAAACGAGAGACAGCAATATGATACCAAGTTCCTGTGGAAACAGTACCGCCACTTGCATGAGATGTATTACCTGAACCAAAGTGTACTGTAGTTCCACTCAAATATAACTTAGGTGCAGTATCTGTAGCAGACCCAGTTCTAAAATCAATGATATGTTGTGTGCCAGATACACTTGAAGGACGTATCCAACATTCAATAGCAAAGTTAGTAGTACCTAAACCGTTATCTTCAGTTGTTGGTAATTGAACATAGTCACCAGTACCATCTAATAATAGAGATGCAGAACCAAATTTTTGTTGAGCCGTATCTAATTGAGCATCAGCAACACCTACAAGGGGTATAGGAGTTGGAACTCCTGTTGAGAATAAACCAGTACCCTTACCTGTGATATAAACATATGTACCATCATTACTTGCGACAGTTCCATATCCAGTTGCTTTCTTATAAGTTACATTACCTGTACTAGCTCCAGATGAGGAGTCAGTAAATGTAAAGCTGTTTGCATCAACTACAGTAATTGTGTAAAATCCATCTGTAGCACTACCAGTGATAGCATCTGCATAGATGATATCAGAGGTTGACATATTATGCCCAGTAGCAGTAACTGTGACTGTGTTTCCAGATCTAGAATATGTACCTGATTTAAAACTATCTTCTAACTGATAAAGTACTTCACTTGTACCAAATGTACCAGATGTACCATTAAGTTTTACACGTGTCTTACCAGTGCCATATGTACCAGTTGCACCCTCTACCGCCTTTATACCAGTCTCATTGAAGTAGTAATAGCAATTACTTACTTCTACCCTCATACCATTGGTAGCGACTATACCGTGGTTGTTAGGGCATATGAAAGTACACTCATTGAATGAGAAGCCTAACTTAGGAGAAGCAGCGTTTACATCAGCAGCGTCTAAGTATGCACCACCACCTGCTTTAACACCTGATCCAACAGAGTCATATCCATATGGATCACCTCCAGATACAGTTCCAGTTGAATATAAGGTAACTCTCTCTACTATAGGAATTCTAGATGCATTCGTTCCGTTAAGAACTTTGATTGCATAGTTCGGAAACTTCCATCCTTGTATCTGTACATCAGAAAGGCGAGTGTCCCCACCCATAAAGAATGTGTTTTGTGTCCTAGTTGCGTTAGTGTTTTGAATTATTGTATTTCTTTGATCCGTTCCGCGAACTGCTACACCATCAGGTATTGTTAATGGACATACCTCTTCGTAAGTACCTGGTGCAATAATAATTGTATCGCCAGCAGTTGCTGTTAAAAGTGCCTTTTTTAATGTTAAGAATGCAGTATCCCAGTGCAGTCCACCTCCACCACTATTAGCTAAGGTAGTGGTATCAGCACCATTTTTACCAACGTAATAGGTATTACCAGGACCATCCGTGATGTCCGTGGCAAGCATTGATGTAGTAACCTCACCAGTATTAGGTTTCTGGTTTGCTACTTCAACGACTGTTCCGTTGTTATTTACGTATAGTTTGCGATCAGCAATATTAAGAGCTACTTCACCGTCAGTTATATCAGAAGTACTAGGTACTACTGCTGCTGTCGTTGATCTCTTTAGCTTGATTCTGGTCGGTTCCGCTGCCATCTAAGTCATTCTCAGATTGTTGTTCTTTTATACTATTTAACTGACTTTGTAAATCTTGGATTTGAGCCTCCAACATAACATTTATCAGTGTCGCTTCAGAAAGTTTTTTCTGTAATGTTGCAATAACAATTTGTGCATTCATAAGTCATGTGTCAAAAAGTTCCACCGTCTATGGTGTTTGTCCAGACTGGAACTCCAGCTGAAGTGACGGTTAATATTTGATATGATGTAGTAGCATCAGTTCCTGTACCAGGAGATGCCATGTTTGCTGCTGCAGTGACTTGCATTGCACCCGCAGCGTTACCATAAATGATACCATTTGAGGTAAAGGTTGAAACACCTGTACCACCATATTGTACTTCAAGGTCAGTATCTAACTCTAGATCACCTAGTACAACTGTACCACGTTGACCTGTTACGCCAAATACTCCACCAGTGTCGGTAGCGTTTTCAATGAATGTCCAAGCACCTAATCCATCAGCACCTCCAGATCTATCAAAACCGAAGAAACCAAACTTAGAGTTTGAACCGTCATAATAATGAACCTTTACACCACGATCTAACGCATCATTCGCTGATCGTGTTACAGTAAATGTTGTACCTGCAGCAAGTGTGCCTGTCAAGTTTGCGGACAATGTAAGTGTTTTAGTTCCAGTATTAATACTAAGAATTGTAGTTGAGCCAGGAACGCCACTAGCAGAAGTGATTGTATCACCTGCACTAATGCCTGTTACCTTATCAACAACAACATCTGCCTGTCCACTGGCAGAACTTGATGTGTTAGTAAGTACTGTAGTAGGATCACCTAATGCAATAGTAGGGTCATTAACACTCATCTCAGCAGAGTTAACAGTAGTTGTAGTACCGTCAATCTGCAAGTCACCTTTGATGATAACCAATCCAGCTGCGTCTCCACCTGCAGGATATGGGTCAATGATCATCTCAGTACCAGCAGTGGTAGAGATGACATTACCATCCATCTTTAACTGGTCAATAGTGAACTCACCAGTTTGACCTATGTTACCTTGAATGGTAGTGGTTCCATTGAAAGTAACTCCGTTTTGGAATGTTGTGGTTGAATTAACAGTCAACGCATCACCAGGTGCATCACCAATTTGAGCATCACCTTCAACTAGAAGAGAACCAGCAGAGACTTTTCCTCCTACACCAACACCACCAACAACTTGTAATGCACCAGATGTTGAGTTAGTAGATGCAGTAGAGTCTGCAATTTTGACAGCAACCTGATTGTCAAACTCCCAATCAGCACCATCAACTCTTACTTTGTCTAGTGAAGTCTCATCATAACGGATACCACCATCCTTATTAGTACCAAAGTATAAACGAACATCATCAGCAACACGCAAGTCGGGGGTACCTGCAGCACGTTTGATGTCGAGAACAGCGTCAGAATCATTGAATACAAATTCAAGATCACCTGTGGTTCCAAATTCTAATTCTTGACCGTCCTGTATAACGATCTTACCAGTACCATTTGCAGCTAAGACTATATCTGTATCTGCTGTACCAGTTGTAATAGTATTACCATTTAAGTTTATATCATCTACGTTCCAGTTATCAACCTTTGAATTGCTATCTACAATGACTGCAGAACTGCCAGTAAGTGTACCTGCAACATGATCAAGCATGTCTGTGAAGTATTTACCACCAACTATTTGGGCAGCACCGTTATTATCACCGACAAACAGACGATCATCTGCGTTTGCCTGTGTACCGTTACCACCAATAGTTACGGCTAGTTCACCGTAAGTAATGGTTCCTGGTGCTGTTGCTCCAGTACTCCTTTTAATGAGTATATTTGATGCCATCAGAAGCT